CGCGCCCTGCGTGTCCCGGGGAGCGGCAAGAACTACTCCAAGCGGATCTGGAGCAATGGAGCGAAGCTTGCCAAGACCATTCAGCAGAACATCATCGCCGCCGCACATCGGGGCGTATCCGTGCAGGACATGACGCGTGTCGTTCATCAGAAAATGGGCGTGGGCACGAAAGAGGCGGTACGGCTCGTCCGTACCGAACTTAACTACGTGCAGAATCAGGCGGCACTCCACTCCATCAAGGACGCGGGGATGAAATACTACCGCTTTATCGCGACGCTCGACAGCCGCACCTCGACGATCTGTCAGTCCCATGACGGTGACGTGTTCCTTGTGGAGGAGGCGATGCCGGGGAAGAATATGCCGCCCCTGCATCCACATTGCCGCTCCGTTATTTCAGGGTGTCTCAAAGGTGAGTATAAGCCGCAGAGCGGTACGCGTATTGCACGGGATGAGCACGGGAAGAATGTGTTTGTCCCTGCGAACATGAAATATGACGACTGGCGTGCTGTCTATGTGGACAAGAAGCTGACAATCGAGGAGTGGAAGGCGGGTAATGTCGCTTTGCAGGCGACAAATGCGATGGGGGCATTGAACGCAGGTGCTCAAAGTGGTAAAATTGATGCAAAGGAAGCAATCAAAAAGCAGATTGCTGCGACACAACTTGATACGTGCTCAGTTCAAGATGTGGTGAATATTGGCGAAGCCATATGTGCAGAGCATGACGTTCTCGGTGCAATCGGTAAGCCCGCTGAACTTCGGGCGATATTTGCTAACTATCGGGAGATGGGTGGCACATTGCGCACAGACCAGTGGGCGAAGGGCAGTTCCAAGGTTAACAAGCAGATGCTCGCCGAGGCGTTCGCCCATTATCCGAAGGCGTGGGCAGACTATTTCGCTGCAACGGGGCGAAAGCTCTATACGAGAAAGGAAAAGCGTGGATATTTCTCTGAAGCTGGAGCTGTAAAAGATCTTGGTCGGAAATACGTCACGAGTCTGCCGAATTATGTGACCGATTATTTCACGATCGCCATGAGCGGATTGCGGAAAACGACGCCATGGCATGAAATCGGGCACATGGTGGAGCATCTGAACCCGAATGCACTGCGTATATCGAAAGAGTTTATTGCGGCACGGACGGCAGGGGAAACGCCAACAAAGCTCTCTCAAATTTTTCCAGGAGGGAATTATAGACCCAATGAAGTCACTAGGAAAGATGACTTTATCGATCCATACATCGGGAAAGAATATCAAGATGCGTCTGAGGTGTTAAGTATGGGGTTAGAAGGTGTTTTCAGTAATAGTACGTTCTGTAAGTCTGTTAATTCACATGGAGTTTATGAGTATAAGCGGATTACGGACGATGCCGAGTTTTTACGACTTATTCTAGGCATGATAGCCGTTGTCTAAGGAGTGAAAAGAATGAAGTCAGACCGTAAAGAATATGCGCTTGACTCGCCACAGGTTAGGAATGCTAAAGCAGAGTATGATTCAGTCGAAAAGACATATTTGGAAAATTTCGGGGCGGATTCGCTCGACAGGGTCATTCTGCTAGAGCCGCTTGAGACGATTCCTTGGAACTATAAAGTCGCAACTCGGTATCTGCGTTATCTAATCAAGCGAGGAAAGCCGGCAAAACAAGTTCCAAAAGAAATTTGGGAATCACTAGTATTCTGAGTTTTGAGAAGGTGGCATCATGGCAAACTTCAAGCTGATCTACCAGATACTCACGCTCTTGGACAAGTACCTCGACCACGAAGATCCCGAATGGTCGAAGCTCTCGGCAGAGCATTTCAAGGTCACGGAGAAGCGGTTCGCGCATATCATGCTTATGCTCTGTGAGGCGGGCTGCATCGACGGCATCGAGTCGATTCACTTGGGCGGCAATGATTATGATTTCAAGCTGACAAGCCCGCACATCACTCTCCGAGGGTTGGAATACTTCGAAGAGAATACAATGATGAAGAAAGCCTGTCGGCTCTTGAAGGGCGTCAAGGAGATTGCGCCGAGGCTGTAATGGCAATAGAAAAGCACTTTGCAGATAACGCAGAGTGCTTTTTATGTGGAAGGAGTTGATATTATGACTCGTGTAGAACAGATGCGCAGGGAGGCGGCACAGAAGCGCATCGCCGTCCTTGTGAAAGGGAAAGCCACGCTTATGGAGGCAGTACGCCCTGCACTCTCGTGGGAGGAGAATGCACCCCTGATGGAACGGTATCAGGCGTTGTATGATTCGTTTAACGAGCTGATTCAGGTGGAGGCTACAACTCTAGCAGCCCTTTAGTCGTGTGGATGGCGAGCTCTTTGACAAGCTCAAAGGAGGCGCTGCCGCCAATATCGGTTAGGCGTTTCTTTGTGTTTGTCCAGACTCCATCAGAGCGTACGGAGTCCAAATAATCATATCCGTTCACGGTCAGGCGGCGAATCATGAAATCCTTGATAATCCCGATGTACATTACGTCCGTGATTTCGATGTAGCCGGCTTCGGACAATAGCTCAAGGTGGAGCGATAACAGGTTTTCGTCATCGCACAGGTCATAAAAAGATTCGTTTGTCAAATTGCGTTGGTAAGTGTCTGCTTCTTCAACACGAAGCAGGATGGAACGGATAAGGTCGAGGTCGCGTTTCATAACATTCATCCTTCCATGCCGAATATTATAGCACTTTGCGAAATGCAGAGTGCTTTTCTTATGCCTGTTTTGTACAAGGTAGGGGAAAATGTATGCACGCGCCTGTAAACGCCTCCTAGGGGGCAAATGCGGCGGCGTAGCGGGTTATTTTTCCAGATTGAACAACTGACTAACCGCCCGATCAATATAGGCGGATTTAATCGCCGCTATGTCCTTGTCCAGTTTTTCAAGGGTTTTTCCCGCCCAATAGCAGAACTCCATTTTACATTGAAACTCGAATTTTAATTCCGTATGTGACACCGAAAGTATAACGAATCCGTCGTTTCTCTCTTCAACAGGATAGCCCGCCGCAATTACTAGTCGTTTGAATTCTTCATACCGATCAGCACCCGGAAATCCTAAAAGCGTGTCTATAGACACGTTCAACGCCTCAGCAATGCGCAGCAACGTGTCATATTTCGGCTCTTTGCCCTGATTCTCATAAGCCATATATGTTGAGTAGTTGACACCGATGGCGGCAGCGAAGTCTTTGGCTTGCTTATACCCTGCGTTTATACGGTAAAAACGCAAGTTTTCTTGAAAGGTCATGTATACGCCCACTCCTTTTCACCCTGCATAATATACTATAAGGAGAAATAAAGCAACAAAAAAACTAAAAGCATATTGACATGGACATGCTAAAAGTATATAGTTATGATAAAAGCATAGAAAAGAGGTGAAAACATGGCAAAGCTTGACAGCAGGGAGCTAAAGATCATGATCGCGGAGCGCGGCTTTACGTTGCGGCTTCTCTCGGAGAAATCCGGGGTAAGTGAGGCGGCTATTAACGCATGGGTCAACCACGGGCGAACGCCGCGACTTGATACGCTCGGCCGCATTGCGCGGGCACTTGAGATCCCCTTGCGTGATCTCATCACCGAATGATAAGGATGCAAACAGAATAATGTGGCGGGTGAATGAAAGGGGCTTTGTAATGGCAAACGAAGTACAGATTTTTGAGAATGCCGAGTTCGGCAAGGTGCGGATGATTGTGAAGGATGGAGAGCCGTATTTCGTCGGTAGGGATGTTGCGGATATTCTGGGCTATGCAAAACCCGAGAACGCCATTGCCACGCATGTTGATGAGGAAGATAAAACCAGTACCCTCATTCAGGGGACTGGTTCAAACTACAAGAGCAAGGCTGTTATCATCAACGAATCTGGTGTCTATGCGCTTATTTTCGGCTCGAAACTTCCCAAGGCAAAACAGTTCAAGCGTTGGGTCACGTCGGAAGTTTTGCCGTCCATCCGCAAGACCGGCTCGTACAACACCATCCCGAAAGAACGCAGCGAATTCAAGGAGCAGGAGCTTCACGCTCGCATGACGAATGCACGTGTACGTGAATCAAACCAGTACCTCAAGATCGCCGCGCAGATCGACATCCCCGAATACCGCTACATCTTGCAGGCAAAGGCGGCAGAAGCCCTCAACGGCGGCGTTCCTGTCCTGCCATTGCAGGAGGTTGAGCGCAAGACATACTCAGCGACGGAGATCGGCGCGATGTTTGGTGTGAGTGCGAATAAAATCGGCAAATTGGCGAATATGCACAAACTTAAGACGCCCGAGTACGGCAAGCTGTTCTACAGCAAGTCCGAGCACTCTGTGAAAGAAGTCGAGACGTGGCGATACTACGAGAGCGTCATCCCTGTGTTTGAAAAGATTTTCGGACGGGAGGCGGCGTAATCATGACGATGGAACAACTTGCTATGCGTCATGCAATTCCAGATGAACCCGTTCGCGATATGATTGCTTGGTTGATGTCTCGTCATTGGGGTTATCATGGGTAAGCGCATGGAGTGTGCCCGCCGCAAGCGTAATCGGCAGTAAACAACAATTTCATATCGAACCCGCTCAATATGGGCGGGTTTTTTGATGCCCATTTTGAGGAGGTGGGGCTATGCCCGAGAGTGTAATGATTGACGCCGTACGATATGCGATTCTGCGCGTCAAAGAGCCGCTGATTCTTGAGGGACGTGCATGTAACGCCGTTGTGGAATACAACACGGCACAGATCAAGATGCTTGAGGACGGGAACATCGGAGAGGGAAACGCGGCGAAGTTGCTCATGCACGAGATTGTCCATGCGCTTCTCTTTGAGCGGGGCATGACTGAGGCGGCAGCAGACGAGGAGCTTGTTTCGGAGCTTGCAGCGGGATTTGTGAATCTTGTGCGGGCGAATCCGCAGCTGATTACGTTTTTGCAGAAATAGGGGGGTGGATCGATGAACGGAATTCGCGCACCGGCGTGTCTCTATGCCAATGAGAAACAAATATTTTTGAAAGTGAGGATGAGCAATATGGACGAAAACAAGTTTGGCTTTGACTTGCAGCGTTTTGCCGATGGCGACGGTACTGCGAGCGATGGCGGCTCTGTCAGCGAGGATAAGAGTGCGGACGGCGAGAGCAAGCCGAAGAGTGACCCGCCCGAGAACAAACCTGACGATACGCAGGCGAAGATCGACGCGGCGGTTGCCGCACGTCTCGCCGAGGCTAAGGCGAAGTGGGAGAAGGAGTATCAGAAGAAAGCGGCGGCGGAGCAGAAGGAGAAGGAACGCCTCTCGAAGCTGTCCGAGGACGAGCGCAGGGCGGCAGAACTCGAAAACAGCCGCAAGGAGCTTGAGGCGAAGGAAGCCGAGCTCAAGAAAAAGGAACTGAGGCTTGAGATGGTGAAAGTACTCGCGGATCGCAAGATTCCCGTGCAGTTCATGGACTATCTCATCGATGCGGACAGCGAGAGCACGCTTGCACGTATCACAACCTTTGAGAAGGCGTTCAAGAAGGCGGTGGAGGATGGCGTGAATGAGCGCCTGAAGGGTAAAGCTCCCGCAGCGGGCGGCACGCGGACGGGCGATAGCGGTGCGGGTGTCAGTAATGGGTTCTTCGACGCCATCTATAAGAATCAGGTCAAGAGATAAGAGGAGGATACAGAAATGGCAGATACGCTTTATCTGAAAGAGAATTTGCAGGGATTTGTGCCGACACCGACGGCATCGGAAATCATCGCTGACGTGGTGCGCGGCTCGTCGGTCATGCGCCTCTCGACGGTGCGCGAGATGAAGTCGGAGACGCAGAAGTTTCCCGTCATGGCAGAGGGACCCGGCGCGTACTGGGTCGGGGAGACGGAGCGCATCAAGACCTCGGTCGCAAAGTGGATTTTCCCCGAACTTATCGCAAAGAAGATCGGCGTCATCGTCCCATGTCCCAAGGAAAAGCTGAGCGACACGACCATCAATGTGTTCAGCGAGATTCGCCCACTCATTGCAGAGGCGTTCTACAAGGCAATCGACGCGGCGTGCCTCTTCGGCACGAACAGCCCGTTTGCAAAGAACATCCTCGGTGTTGCAACGGCGGGCGGGCGTGTCATCGCAGAGGAGACGAACCCGAAGCTGGATCTTGATATCTCGGACGTGATGGCGCTTGTCGAAAATGAGGGGCACGATGTGAACGGCTTTGTCGCGGGCTATGACCTAAAGAACAGTCTGCGCAAGCTGCGCGACGCGAACGGCAACCAGCTCTTTGTGACGGGGACGGATTCAAGTACACTCTATGCGCAGCCGATTGAGTTTTCGCGCAACGGTGCGTGGGACAAGACAAAGGCACGGGCGATTGCAGGCGACTGGAAATACGCAATCATCGGCATCCGCGACCAAATCCAGTATGAGACGCTCAAGGAAGCAACGCTTCAGACGGTGCAGATGGGCGACGGCAAACCGCTCTCACTCGCGGAGAATGATATGGTGGCGATCAAGGCGACCATGCGTCTCGGCTTCCTGCCTGTCAAGGAGAACGCATTCGCTGCACTCAAGCCGAAGGCGTAAGGAGGATACGACATGGATTTCCAGGAGTATGTGAAAGGCGAGCAAACGATCTCTGCGACGGAGACTGCCTACGAGGTTATCTACAAGGCGCAGGGATTCCGTCTGAAAGGGGAGAAGCCTTCTGACCCTGTTCAGAACGATGACAAGAACGACGGTGGGAAGAGCGGCACGAAGGGAGGCACGCGAGGTGGAAAAGCAGGAAGCGATCCGAGTGATCACGGAGAAGGTGCGCCTACTGGAGAGCCGCAGAACGTTTGATGCGAGCCTTCTCGCGTTCTACATCGAGAAGCTTGTCACGGACATCCTTGACTACTGTCACCGCACAGATTTCCCTGAGCCGCTGATCTTCTCAGCGGTTGACCTCATCCGCAAGCGGCTCGCAGACGAAGATACGGCGAGCGATGAACTCGGCGTGCAGGCATCGGGACCGCTTTCGAGTGTCAAGATGGACGATACGGAGTTCAAATTTGCCGTGTCGAACATCGACCCGACAGGCTGTCTTGCTGATCTGGATTTTGCAACACTCAAGCCGAAGCTGAACCGTTGGCGTAAGGTGGTGAGCCTGCCATGAGCCTCAAGGGGATTCTGCGCCGCATGATGTACCATGACCGTGCGGACGTGTACCGCCTCCGGCAGGTACAGGCACCGGATGGCTCGGACGACTACGCCGAGGAGGAGACGCCTGTCTACGAGAGACTTCCCTGCAAGCTTTCACAGTATGGCAAAGACCCGACGACGGACAAGACAGAGCGCGCGGTGAGTGTGTTTATCGACCTGCGACTCTGTTGTGATCCTGCATTTGACATCCGTGCGAATGATCGCGTTGTTGTACTGCGGCAGGGGAAGCGCATGGAGTTCGTCGCAGGCATCAGCTTCCCCTACCAGACGCATCAGGAAATTGCGCTGCGGCGCAGAGGGGAGGTCGGAAATGGGCGTTGAAATCAGCGGACTGGACGCGTTTGAGAAAATGCTTGCGGATGTGGAGAAGCGGCAGCGCGGGGCGGTCAATGCGTTTCTCAAGGTGGAGGCAGAGGAGCTTCTCGGGGCTGCGCGTGACAAGACGCCCGTCGATACGGGTGCGCTGCGCTCTCATTGGGTACGCGGGCAGTCAAGCAGCGGCACGGTTGAGGTAGGGAATACGGCAGATTACGCCGCTCATGTTGAGTACGGGCATCGGATCGTTCGTATGGTCGGTGGTAAGAAAGAGTATACGGGCAAGGTCAAGAAAGGCGTCTATATGCTCAAGACATCTGTCAACGAACGGCGTGAGAACTTCCGCGAGAACGCGAAGGAGATTCTAAAGGAGATGTTCCAATGATCCCTTCTATCGACATCCGCAACGCGCTTTCTGACCTGCTCAAGCGGCATTTTCCCTACACCATCTATTTTACCAACAATGCCAACGCCAAACAGGGCTATTTTCACATTAAGATCGCGCCGAAAAAACGCATGGTTGACCGTGTGATTTACGAACGCTCGCTTGATGTGGAAATACAGCTCGTTCTACCACCCGACACGCGCGGACGCATCGACCGCGCCAAACTCTACGAGGTGGTCGATACGCTTGATGCGGCGCTCCTGCCTGTGCTGACGCTTGGCGATCGCCATATCACTGTGCAGGAGACGAGCAGCCGTATCGTTGATGAGGTGTTGCACTACAGTTTTACGCTCGATTTTGCAGATGCTATGCCGGGCGAGGAATATGAGCTGATGGAGGAGCTTTCTATCAACGGACAAAGAGAACAGACAGAGGAGGAATGAATATGCCAAATGAGGCTGAAAAGTTTGGCTTGCCGCAGGTCATCATCGATTTTCGCACAAAGTCCACAACGGCGATTGCTCGCAGTGCGCGCGGCATCGGCGTGATGATTTTGAATAACGAGTCGACGAACGTTTCAAAGTTCTATAAGATCAGTGACGGTACGGATATTCCCGATGAAGGTCTGACCGAGAAGAACGTGGCGCTTATCAAGAAAGCGCTTTTAGGTGTGCCGCTGCGCATCTTGGTCTACACGCTGCCGATGACGGACGTTGTCCCAGGTGGCGGGGAGTCGCTGCTCAATCAGGCGGATGTGCTCAAGAAGCTCCATAATATCAAGTGGAATTACATCTGTCATCCAACGGGCACAGCGCAGGATCAGGAAGACCTCGCCGTGTGGGTCAAGAAGGAGCGCAACGTGAGGCGTAAGACGTTCAAGGCGGTCGTGGCGAATTTCGACGCAGATGACAAGGGCGTCGTCAATTTCACGACGGATAATATCCGCTGCGTCAATCCGGCCTATACGGACGCATTGCAGGCGGCAAACGGCGACAAGACGAAGGTCAAGAGTTCCATCCCGGAATATCTTGTTTACACCTCGACGGAGTACACGTCGCGCATCATGGGCATCCTCGCGGGGCTTGCACTTGACCGTTCGGCGACGTACTACGAATTAGGCGAGGTGCACGACTGCGAGGCCTATGAGGACATCGATGACTGCATCAGCAAGGGGCAGCTTTGTCTCATCGACGAGATGGACGGCAACGGTGTCAAGATTGCGCGTGCGTGCAACTCTCTTCACACGTTCACAACGGACGTCGGGCAGGATTTCCGCTACATCAAGATCATCGAGGCGGTGGACATGATCACGGATGATATACGTGACACGTTCAAAAATTCGTATGTGGGCAAGGTTATCAATGACTACAACCACAAGATGCTCTTCATCGCAGCAATCCTCGTCTACTTCCGCAATCTCAAAGGGAATGTGCTGGATGCTTCGCCGACGGCAATCAACACAGTTGATATTGACGAAGCGGCGCAGAAGGACTATGCGATTCTGCATGGAGATGACGTGACCAAGATGACGGTGCAGCAGATTCGCGAGTACAACACGGGGACACAGGTGCTTCTCACGGGACGCATTACGCCTGTCAATGCGATGGAAGACCTGCACATCACGTTCACGATGTAAGGAAGGAGGAAATAGCATATGGCAAGAGCAGCAGAAGATGTGAAGTATCGTGGCCGCCGCCGCTGGAACGGCTCACACGGGCGCGTCTGGTGGGATGGTTTACTTCTCTTTGAGATTTCAAAGTTCGAGGCAAAGGTAACGGCCGACCGCGAGGATGTACTGATCGGCAACTCTAAGGACAGCAAGATTGTCTCACTCACGGGCGAGGGCTCGTTCACGATTAAGAGCGTCATTAACCGCAATATCAATCAGTATCTCGAGGAGTGGAAGGCGGGGCACGATCCACGCGCCAACATTGTTGGTCTGATTGATGATCCGGATGCAGTAGACGGACAGAAAGAACGCTGCTCCATCGATAACGTGTGGTTCAACGAGCTCCTTCTTATGACATTTGAGAAGGGGCAGGTTGTTGAAAAGGAATTTACCTTTGGCTTTACGCCGGAGGATGCGGCATTCGTTGAAACGGTTGACAACTAAGTTTATGAATTTGCCCCGCAGAGTTGCTGCGGGGCGTTCTTATGGGAGGAATACAAATGGCAGTATCAATCAAAGACCTTATTGCAAAGAAAGAGACGCTCACGCAGCGTAAGAAGCAGAAGTACGACATCGAAACCTCGGCTGGTGTTCTGACGGTGAAGATGCCGACACGCTCGCATGTCGCCGATCTCCTGAGGCTCGATGATTCGGATGCGCATCTCATCATTGGCTATGTTGTTGAGCCGAATCTGCGCGATCCGCAGCTCCTTGAGGCGTACGGCTGTCTTGAGCCGACGGATATTGTGGAGAAGATTTTCGACCCTGGCGAGATTCCCGCCATCGGGCGTAAGATCATGGAACTGGCGGGCTATGGCAAGAACATCCGCGCCGAGCTGCACGACGAAGTAAAAAACTGATCGAGGAGGACTGGGAGGCGCGTACGGTCGCCTTCCTCGTCCTCAGAGGTCACGCACTGGACTATTTTTATACGCTCTCCGAAGTGGAGAAGATATTTTGTTATGAGGCGATGGTGCGCGAAGAGCGGCAGCACATCGAGGAACTGAAACTACTCGCGGCAGGAAGGGGGTTAAATCTGCGATGAGCGATTATGTCATATCTGCGATCCTGCGCGTTAAAGATGAGTTGTCGGGCAAGACGAAGCAGGCGAAGGACAGTCTCAGCGGGGTCAAGAGTGCCGCTGAGGGGGCATCCGCGGGGCTTGGCCACACTGAGAGCGCAATGAAAAAGGTGGGCGTGTCGGCGGTCGAGCTTGCCGTGAAAACAGATAAGGCGAAGCTGGGGCTTGGCGGCTTGCGCGGAACGTTCGCGCCGATCATCAGCATCAAGGACAAGGCAACCGAGAAAATCACGGGAATCAAGGGCATGCTCGGCGAGTTGTCCGGCAAAGCCTACACAGCGACGGTCAACGTCCGTCAGAATCTCAGCGGCGCGGCAGGTATAGCGTCCGGGCTTGCAGGAAAAGCGGGCGGGGCGCTCTCCGGTATGGCGGGCGGCATGATGATGAACACCTCCATGCAAATGGCGGGTGCAGCGGGCATCGGTATGGGTATCTACGATACTGTCAAGACGTACATGGACTTTGAAGCCCAAATGAAGAAGGTGCAGGCGATCTCCGGTGCATCGGGGGCAGACTTTGACGCTCTCACTGCAAAGGCGAAGGAGATGGGCGCAGTGACGCAGTTCTCAGCGACTGAATCAGCACAGGCACTTGAATACATGGCGATGGCAGGTTGGAAAACGGACGATATGCTCGGTGGTATCTCCGGTATCATGGATCTCGCTGCGGCATCGGGCGAAGACCTCGGGCGTGTTTCGGACATCGTGACGGACGCGCTTACGGCGTTCGGGCTGCAGGCATCGGACTCTGCTCATTTCGCCGACGTGCTCGCGCAGGCGTCCTCGAACTCCAACACCAATGTCAGCATGATGGGCATGACGTTCAAATACGTCGCCCCGATTGCGGGTGCGCTGAAGTACTCCATTGAGGATGTTGGCACGGCGGTCGGCCTCATGGCGAACGCTGGCATCAAGGGTGAGCAGGCAGGCACATCGCTCCGTGCGATGATGACGCGTCTCGTTGACCCGCCGAAAGAAGCAGGGTCTGCAATGGATAGGCTCGGTATCACTGTCAAAAACGCGGATGGGACGATGAAGCCCTTCCGTCAGACAATGAAAGATCTGCGCAGCACGTTTGCGGGACTGACGGATGCTGAGAAGGCAGAAGCTGCGTCAGCGATTGCAGGGCAGGAGGCTATGTCTGGATTCCTTGCGATTGTCAACACCTCGGAAGCGGATTTTGACAAGCTTACCGCCTCGATCGACAATGCCGAGGGCGCTGCCGGCAACATGGCGAAGACCGTCAACGACAATCTCAAGGGCGACCTCAAGTCCCTCTCATCTGTGTGGGAGTCCGTACAGCTTGAATTTATGAGCGGTAAAGGTGCGGATGGCTTGCGGGAGTTCGTGCAGGGGGTTAAAAACGATGTGGCAAAGTTCAAGGGCTACATCGAAGACGGTTTCGACATCTCGGACATCGGCAGGAGTGCGATGGACGTGCTCGTGCAGCTCAAGAACAAATTCATCGAGTTGGACGGTGTCGGCTCTCTGCTCGCGGGAGGTGCGCTTGCGGGCGGTCTATATAAGATCGTCAGCCTCTCGAAAAAAGCGATTGATGGCATCAAGGGGCTTGGCGGCGCAGGGAAGCCCGCACCGGGCGGCAGTTCCCCGACGGGTGTTGGCGAGATGGTCGGCAATGATATTGTCTTGCGGACGGGCGGGGAAATCGGGCAGTTTCAATTCGCGCAACAGGTTTTTTCCCTGCACTTCCTGTAAAAACAGGATGTCGGGCTTCAAGCTTTCCAATGCCTGCGCCATGTCCGAAATCTGCACTTTGCGGTTCAGCGGCGACATGCCTTTATGGATATTGTAGGTGGCGATGGTAATCGGCTCGGTCATGATGGGTTGCACCTGCTCGAATGGGTTTCCGGTATTCGGATCGGTAACTGAAAGAAAAAGGCCGTCTGAAAACGCGGGTTCAACCCTTGAAAACGTTTTTCAGACGGCCCCTTGTTCAGTCTACACCTTTAATCGTGACCCAGGTCGATATTTTTTTCTTTGTAGCGCGTATCGGGAACCAACACGATTTTGTTATCCACTTTGCCGATGGCTTTCACATCTTTGCCCGGATAGTCGAGCTGATGCAGGAAGTAGCGGATACAGTTCAAACGGGCGCGTTTTTTATCGTCGGAACGGATAATCGTCCACGGCGCATCGCCGGTGTGGGTGTGGAAAAACATGGCGTTCTTGGCTTCGGTGTAGTCGTCCCAACGGTCGAGCGACTGGATGTCCACCGGCGACAGTTTCCAGTGTTTCAGCGGATCGTCGCGGCGGGACAAGAAGCGGCGCAGCTGTTCTTCGCGCGATACGGAGAACCAGAATTTAAACAAATGCAGGCCGCTGTTTACCAGCATTCTTTCCAGTTCGGGCACTTGGCGCATAAACAGCAGGTATTCTTGCGGTTCGCAGAAACCCATCACGCGTTCTACGCCTGCGCGGTTGTACCACGAGCGGTCGAAGAACACCATTTCGCCCGCAGTGGGCAGGTTTTGGATGTAACGCTGGAAATACCATTGGCCGCGTTCGGTTTCGGTCGGTTTTTCCAACGCC